GATGAAGTCGAGCCGGCGCGGCGACCTGTCGATGCCCTTCAGCGGCTCCCAGTCGTCCGAGAGATCGCCGCCTGAGTACGGGCCGGGCTGGTAGATCCGCGCGTCGTCGATCAGCAGCACGTCGCGGGCATCCGGCCGGGCGGCGCGGATCATCCGCACCTCTTCATCCAGCGGCAGCCTGACGCCGACGTCCTTCTCCGCCGCGTAGTCCGCGCCGTGGTGCGCGCCCGGGAAGTGCGCATCCAGCCAGAACAGGCACGGCTCGGCCGGCAGCTCGCCCAGGATCATCGGCAGGCAGTGCAGCGACGATCCCTCCCAGATGTTGACCTGCTTGTAGCCGGCGAACCGGAACCGCGCCGCCTGTGCCAGCTCGGGCACGATCTCCATCGAATGCACCGGGTCAAAGCCCGCCTGCCGTGCCTGCTCGACGCCGTCGCCGGCGGCCGTTCCGGTTTCGACGAACGAACGCAGGCCATGCAGCGACCGCACGCCTGCCAGGTTGAAATGCGCCAGGGTTCCCATCACGCCACCTCCGCCAGGATGTCCTGCTCCAATGTCTTCTCGCTGATCTCTCCGTCCATCCACTGCATCGCGTAGTCGACGACCACCTCCGCGGTCGCCGCCGCCTGACACGCCGCGGCGCCGGTCGCCTTGTCCTGCGCGCACTGCTGCCACGAAATATGAATCCGGTGGCACGGGTAGCACGGCAGGTTCTCCGGCTCGAGCGCGATCGTGCGGTCCCAGTCCCTCGTCAACTGGACGGAGGTCGAGTGCGACATGAGCACCATCTTCAACGGCGCTTCGTTCGCGACCGAGTTGATGATGGCGCTCTCCGTCCCGATGACCACGTCGGCCAGTGCGGCCAGCGTGTAGCACCGCCGGATGTCCCAGTCCGTGCCGATCACCTGCCAGCCTTCCGGCGCGGTGAACTTCTTGTCGCGCAGTTCTCCGAGCAGCACGCCGCCGACGCCCTTGGCGGCGAACAACTCCATCGCCTTTTGGGCGTGCGGCCACCACTTCGGCAGGCTCGACCCGCTCGGGTTGATCACCACGAACTTGCCGGGATGCTTCGCCCGCTCGGCTAGCGCCCACGCCAGCTCGTCCTTGCTCGGGTAGAACCGCACCTTCACCGTCGCCCGGTCGAACGGCACCCGCGCCGCGCGGTGGATGGTCTCGACGTAGTTTTGCTGCATGAACGCCCGGCGGGTGTCATCCGGCAGCCAGTAGTGCGAGTGCGTCAGGTGAGGCAGCAACGCGCCCTCGACCGAGCCGATCAGGTTGATCATCCGCGTGTGCAACTTGCCCAGGTGGGCGATGTGCAGCATCTGCAGCTCGGCCACCGACGGATGGCCCGCCCTTGCGTTCGCCTCGTCGCTGGTGCCGTAGATGCCGTCCGGCTGAACGACGATCTTGTCGATGTTCGGATCGTGGCGAAGGCTCGCCTCGCCCTGCCGCTGCGTGTACAGCGTGACGTGCCCGTACTCCTTCTTCAGCGCCGGCAGGATCGTGCTGATCCACAGCGCATCACCGTAGGCACCAAGTCGCACGATGCCGACCGACTTTTCCGGCTTCGGCTGCGCGACGTATGGAATACAGCCAGTACCGCCGCGCTTACGGTAGACCTGTAGAAACGAATACTCGTCACCGTCGTACCTGACCTCGTCGCGCAGATGCTTCCATCCCTTCCCGCTTCTCCAAGCGACCTCCTCCATGGCGGCGATGATGTCCTCGTTGCGGAAGTCGTGCTTGTGATCCGCGTTGGCTCCCGGCATCCCGATGTTCGGGTACCAGTCACGATGCGGCAGGTACAGCACGAGGTATCCGCCGACCTTCAACAGCCGCCACCACTCCCGCAGCGCGGCGACGTGATCATCGACATGCTCCAGCGTGTGCGACGAGAAGACCGTGTCGATCGTCGCGTCGGCGAACACGTCCAGACGGGTCACATCGCCAGGCATGTCGGGATTGGCCTTGATGCCGAACAGCAGGGCGTCCTTGTTGCTGTCGATCCCGATCACGTCCTTGGACGGGAAGACCTTGCGCGGACCGCACCCCAGATCGAGGCACCGCCCTTGGAAGTACTGCACGATCTCCGGCCGCACCTTGTCGGCCTCGGAGCCTTGCGGCCCGTCTGCTCTCCACACCATGCTGATTGCCTCTCTCAGCGCCCAAGGGATCCCGCGGCAGGCAGTAGGCGGCCTGCTTTTCGGTAATGAACCTAGCCGCGGGAAGAAGAAAGGCCCGCCGAAGCGGGCCCTAGGCTGAACGCCGAGGCGTTAGCCGGCGATGCCGGTGCCGATCGCGAACGACTGGCCGTAGCGGACGAGGACGTCGCACGAGTACATCGCGCGCACGCCGACGATGCCGGCCTGGAAGTTGGCGTAGGGGTTGGTCTCGATCTCGACCGTGCCCCACTCGCCGACCACGACCTGCGAGAAGTCGCCCGCCAGCATCGTGCCGCTGGTGACCTGAGCGGACGCCATCGCGCGAGCGCCGACCACGCGCCCGTCGAGGATGCCGCCGTCCCAGATGGGCGTGTCGCTGTTCGTGAAGCGCGGCTTGCCCATGAGCACCGCAGCGACCGCCGGATGGCAAACGTAGGTCACCGGGCCCGTCATTGCGTTGTTGCCGGCGATCGTCGACTGGAAGCGGATCATGTCCGCGTAGCTGACGTTCGTAGCCGTGCTTGGGTTGGCGGTGCCGAGACCCGACGTGAACCGGATGCCGAGCGGCTGCGTCGAGTTCGTCGACGTGCCGGCCAGTGCGGCCAGATCCACCGCGAGCGCGATCTGCTGCGCAAGGTCGCTGGTGATCAGGTTCTCGACCGACAGCGACGACTGCAGCAGCAGCTGACGGCTATAGGCTTGATAACCACCAACCGTTTTCGGCGAGAGAGTCTTCTGGCCAACGGTCGCGTTCGACTCCGTTGCGGTCCCGGACTCCAGCAGCCAGCCGACAGCGCCGGCGGCGGCCTGCGTCGGGATCGTGACCGAGCCCTGCAGACCGGACAGCACGCGCGCGCCGGCGCTCATGACGACCGAGCGATTGCGCAGCAGCTCGATGAAGCTGGCCGGCTGGATGTCCGTGCCGACCAGGTAGCCGCCGGACGTCGCCGAGCCGACGATGAACTCGCGAGCCAGCACGTCGACCGGCATCACGAAGGTGTGCTCGTTCATCACCTTGCCCATGCGCTGGGCGGTGGCGCGCGAGACCTCGGCCTCGAAGCCGGCCTTGCTCCAGTCGCGGTTGACGCAGGCGTTGATCGCCCGCACGATCGAGAAGCGCTGCTTCTCCGACGTGGTCAGGCCGAGCACCTGCGGCGAGGCCTTGCTGCGCTCCTCCTTGACCTTCAGGATGTCGTCGGCGATGCTGTCCCACGACTTGCCCGAGCGAATCCAGTGCATGACCTGGCGTTCGTCGGTGATGTCGTTCGTGGCCGCGAACTTGCGGATGGTTTCCGCGCGGCCCTTCTCGTACTTGGCCGGGTCGAAGTCGTCGACGACCCGGACGTCCGCAGTTGCGCCCGCGGCGGCGTTGGTGCTGTCAGCCATTTGATGGCCTCCATGTGATGCGGCGGGTGCCGCGGGTTGAACATCTGCCGCACGGACTACCCGCACGGGTACTGCTTGATCCTGCGACCGGCCCACGCCGACTGAACTGTCGGCAGGAACGGTGACAATCGAGACCTCCAGCGGCGACCACCTGGTCACGCGGAACGTGCCGCGCTTGGAGTCTTCCTCGACCTCATTGATCTGGTAGCCGATCGAGACGTTCCGCAGACCGCCGTCGATCATCTTCTGCACCTCGGCCGCGCGCTGCGTGGCGAACAGGTGCGCGTCGACCATCAGCCGGCCGCTGCGCAGCGCCGCCTCGTCGACCATGCCGATCGGGTCGTCCCACGAATGGTTGAACAGCAGCGGCACCGCGCCGCGCTGGAACCGCTCCATGTCGACCGCGCCCTCGTCGTGCGAGAGAACCTCGGTTCCGAAATGGCGCTCGACCGGCGCCTCGCTCGACGCAGAGAACTGAATGCGCGCGAGGTTGTCGGCACGCTTGCCGACGGTCAGCTCCGCGCCGGCCATGTCCCGCAGCAGCGGCCCTACCTTGATTTCGTCAGGCATATGCCATCTCCGAAAGTGCCTGCAGCGTCAGCCACTGGCGTTGATTCATCGTCGGCCCGTACAGCTCGCCCGTCGCTTCGAGCGTCATGTCGGCCAGTCCTATCCGCGCCCGCCCTTCCGTTGCCGGCCGGTAGACGATCTGCGCCGGCCGCCAGTTGCCGCCGGTCGCTTCCTGCACATTCGGCTCGCCGGCCTGCAGCGTGAGTTCGCCCAGCGTGATCGATGCCGCGCCGGTGATCGGCAGCGCGCCGGCCGCCTGCAGCGTGGCGTCGTCGAGGACGATGCCGGCAGATCCAGACACCCCGGCGGAGCCGAGCGACCCGGACCCGGCCACCGTGGCTTCGCCAAGCGTGACCGAGGCACTTCCGGCGATCGCCAGTTGCCCGGCCGCTGCCTGCGTGAGCGCCGCCAGCGTGACCGCCGACTGCCCGGCGATCGCAAGGGATCCGGCCGCAGACACCGTCGCGGCGCCGAGCGTGATGCTGGCCGAGCCCGTAGCCGATGTGCTCAGCGTGCCGGCCGCGCTCAGCGTGACGGCGCCCAGCGTCACCGCTGAGGTTCCGGAGATCGCCAGCTTGCCGCTGGCCGATGCGGCCAGAGATCCGAGCGTGACCGCCGAGGATCCCTTGACCTCGAGCGCGCCCTGCCCCGCTACCGTCAGCCCGCCGAGCGTGATCGCGGCGGTGCCTGTACCGCCGGCTGCGCCGCCGCCGTTAAGCAGCAGCAGCAGCATCAGTCGACCGCGAAGACGATGAAGAAGCCGGCGTTACCCAGCGCGGTCGAGGTGATCTGCACGCCGCGGATGCCCTGGTTCTGGTTCAGCACGATGCCGCCGTGATCGCGAATGGCCTGCGGGATCAGGTCGATGCCGCCCAGCGAAGCGGCCACGATGGTGCCCGTGTTCGTTTCCTCGCCGTGCGTGTCGTAGTTCCGCAAAACGGTCGTTTCGGTTGCGCCACCTGTTGGCTTCGACCGGCAAGTGATGTCCGCATCAAGCGCCGGGATGACTCCGGTGTCGGTGTTGATCGCCCACGGCGTGATGGTCGATCCGCCGGTGCCGACCGCCGATGTGCGAGCGATCTTCCATGCCGTCGCTACGCCGGTGGCCACCGCCGTGACCATGTTCGGCACATGCAGGCAGTGCAGGATGCGCACCTTCAGCGTGGCGTCGGCGTTGAACAGATCCCAGTGGACCGTGTTGGCCGATGCCACGAACACTTGCGACGGGATGTTGGCGACGTACAGCGGCCGCGATCCGTAGATGCAGCCGAGTTGGTCGGCCAGCATGACGACCTGATGCTCGCGCGTGTTGGCCAGATGAGTGGCTACGGTGGCCCCGCTACCCGGCGTCACGAGGATGCTGTCGTTTGCCAGTGTCATGCGCGGACCCGGCGCGTGAGAACCCGCTTGACGTTGCCCCTCTGGTCGGTCTCGACGAGCTGCTCGGTGTCGTGCTGCTCGTTCACCACCCGCACCTCGGCCGGCGCGACGTTGATCACCGCCGGCTCGACCGTGACCGCCGGCGCCTCGACGCTGACGTTCGGCGCGGCCACGTTGACCACCGGCGCCGGCACGCTGACACGAACCTCTGGAGCAGGCACGTTGACGACGGCAGGTTCCACGTGGATCACTGCCGGCTCGATGCGGACCTCGGCCGGCTGCACGTTGATCACCGGCGCCTCGACGACGACGTTCGGCGAGCGCATGTGAACCTGCGGAGCAGGCACCTCGATGTGCGCGCCGGCGATGCTGATCGACCGCTCCGGCACGTTGATCGTCGGCGACAGGTTGACATGCACCGACCTGTCCTCCGGCTCCGGCGGCTCTTCCGGCTCAGGTGGCTCCGGCGCTTCCTGCGGCTCCTCGACCGTGGTGTCGACGTCGATCCCGGCCGCCTCGAACATGTCGAGTTCCCGCCGGCGGGTGGCGATCACGTCCTCGATGTCCATCCCGTTGCCGGTCTGGGCGATGACGTCCGTCACGGTGATGAAGCCAGCCTTGACCGCTTCCTTGTAGGCCTCGACCTCCTTGGTCGGGTCGATCCAGCTCCAGCCGCGCGGCTTGAACAGGACGGCGGTGTACCGCTCCGTGTCGGCAGCGAACGCATCCACCGGGATCGAGGTCACGGCGCGCGACATGACCGCGGCCTGCATCCACTCCCGATGCAGCGGATCGCGGAAGGAGCGCACCCACCAGGACTGCAGCGTCCGCCACATGTCCCGGTCATCCAGCAGGGCAAGCCGGCTGCTGGAGTAGTTCGACTGGCTGTAGTCGCGCGACAGGCTCTCGTAGGAGACATTCAGGCCAGCGGCCATCTCGCGCAGCATGTGCCTGACGAAGGCATCCAGTGCCGCATTCGGCCGGGTCGGCGTGTGGAAGTTGAGCTTCTCACCGGGCGCCAGCTGCTGGATGATCCCGCTCTCGATGTCCATCGACGCCGGCTGGCTGCCGTCGTTCAGGTCAGTGGCCAGCGGGTTGTTGCTCTCGGTCGACTCGATCGTGCCGAAGTAGTAGGCCGACGCCCTGGCGGCCTGGATCTCGGCCTGCGTGTACTGGTCGAGGTCGTCCAGTTTCCGCAGAACCCCATGAAGCCACGGCTCGCCGCGTGTCTGCGGCCAGCGGTCGCCAAGCCGCAGGTGGAACATCTCGGCGGCCGGCACGCGGATGATCTCGTCCGGCATGTTGCCCTGCCACCGCCGGTCTCCAGGGTGCTTCTTGCGCAGGTAGTAGGCGAGCGGACGCTGGAACTCGTCAAGCTCCACGCCCATCCTCACGTTGCCGTTCAGGCCGGCGATCGGCGCGTGCGTATCGTCGAGCAACCGCTCGGCCTCGATCAGCTCGAGCGCGAACGGGATCTTGCTTGATCCGAAACGCCTGTAGTGCTTGCGGATCAGCACCTCGCCGGCGGTGACGATCTCGGCCATCGCGGCGCGCTCGAGGTCGGCGAAGTGCAGCTGGCCGCCGGTGTGGCAGGAATCC